CGGGAACACAGCCGGGTGATCGATGTCCTGACCGATCTTGCCCTTGTGGCGCATCACGCGGATCACAGAGTCGGGGATGCGGGTGTCTTGCGTGGGCAGCCCCTTGTGCGTCCAGCCGCCCACCTCGCCATCCTTGCCGCGCATCGCGGTGGACGACCCGTCGGCGCGCAGGTGGGATTCCTGGCCTGCGTGCTTGCAGGGGACGATCTTGTTCGGCTTGCGGCTCTCCCGGTTGAAGTGGAAGACGAACTCGAAGCTCGGCGCGAAGCGGCCTGCCCAGTCGCCGGGCATCCCCGGCCCCTGATCCCAGACGTACCACGCAAAGCGCCGCCAGCCCTGCTGGCGCATCCAAGATAGCCAATCGTCCCAATACTGGATCACCTCGTTGTCGCGGTGGATCAGGCCCAGGTTGACCAGCACCTGACCGTCGCCTGCCATCGGCAGGTGTGCGAACACCCCACGCATCAGGCCATCCCAATCGGAGATGCCACCCGAGGTGTAGTCGCGCTGGTTGCCGTAGGGCGGCGAGGTGAAGCACAGGCGAGAGACTTCACCCTGCATCAGCGCAGCGACCACGTTCCGGTCGGTGGCGTCGCCACAGATCAGGCGGTGCAGGCCAATTGCCCAGACATCGCCCGGCCGGGACACCGCCACGACGGGTGCTTCTGGCACGTCGTCAGCCGCGTCAGGCTCGTCGGCGTCGGACTCTGATTCATCATCTGCGACCGCCACCGCACTGGTGAGCAGTGCCTCGATCTCGGCTTCGTCGAAGCCGGTCAGAGCGAGGTCGTATCCCGCGTCGGACAACTCGGCCAGCTCCAAGGCCAGCATCTCTTCGTCCCAGCCTGCATCCAGTGCCAGCCGGTTATCGGCAATCACCAGTGCCCGCTTTTGCGCGACGGTCAGGTGGGCCAGTTCGATCACCGGCACCTGATCCAGGCCGAGCTTGCGCGCAGCGGCCAAACGCCCGTGCCCGGCGATGATGCCGTTGTCGCCGTCGACCAGGATCGGATTCGTCCAGCCGTACTCGACGATGCTGGCCGCGATCTTGGCGATCTGGCTTTCGGCGTGCGTGCGCGGATTGCGGGCGTAGGGAATCAGCGCCTCGACCTTGCGGTACTCGACGTTGAGCGTGTTCAAAGTGGGAATCCCAAAAGCAAAACCCGCCGAGCGTTACCGCAGGGCGGGTTGGTTGAATGAAGATTCTGGTGGGGTGGTAACTGCGCCTGGGGGTGGTAACCGGAGCCGGTAACCTGGCCGACTGGTAACCTTGCCCGTACCCTGACGCTAAAAAAGCGTCGCGCTCGCGCCCCCCGCATTGGATTCTGGCGAGGAAGGACCCCTTTTGCCTCGGGCCGCTCGCCGAATCGTCACCGCTGTCCAGAAGATAGCCGAAATACTACCTCTGATCGGCCTGCTTTGTTGCACCTCGCAGCGAGCTCCATTTTGTATCTGACCCGAAAGCGCGAGCAAATGCGGCAAGCATTAATCAGCGTTGTGAAATGCTTTGGACTGCTCACTGATCGCACGAGACGTTCAGCCGATCCGCCACCGTCCTCAGCGCCGACTGCCAGCGACGCCACGCCGTCGTTCGGTCGCAGGCAAAGCGGATCGTGATGTCTCGCCAGCCGTAGCGCTTGGCACGCATCCACACAAGGTGGCGCTGCTCGATCTCCAGCCATTGCACCCACTTCATCGTCTCCAGCATCCGGTCGATGGCTTCGGGTGTGGGTGGGAACGGTCGATAGACGTGCTCGTCGGCTGCGAACGTTTCCCACTCCTTGCGCACGATGACAGGCCACGTGTTGAAGTAGCCCTGCACACGCACAGGGGGCAGGCGTCGTCCGGTGCTGGCGGCTTCCTCGAAGCGGGCCGCCACATCCTCAATCGTCCACTCAGTCATGACGCGCCCCCCCGTACAAGCGCTCGCCAATGCGACGCACGATCTCTCGCTCAATGAAGTCCAGACGTTCGTCGGACGCGTTGACCACCAGGATGTGCTGATCACGCCAGCCACGTTCCTTGATGGCGTCCAGATCGGTGGCCTGGGGTTGCAGCCGCCCGAGGGGGCAGCGGTACTGCGGTGTGGGAACTTTCACGTCACACCTCCTGGCCGTCGTCGTGATGCTGGATCGCCCAGTGGAGCAGCGCCAGGGCATCGGCCTCGTTGTCGTCGACCGGGGCGTGCCCGCGCGCTGTGATGGAAGCGATCACATCGTCCTTGCCAGCGTTGCCCTTGCCCGTGGCGTGCTTCTTGATCGTGCCGACGGGCACGCCTTGGTACGGGATCTGGTGGTGTTCGCACCAGGCGGTGAGCGTGGCAAGGAAACCGCCGTAGGCGTGGGCAGCATCGGTCGAGACGTGGCGACGCACCTCTTCGAAGTGCAGGCAGTCGATGCCACTGGTGATGGCCTTCAGCTCGGTGAGCCAGCGCTTGAAGCGCAGGAAACGCATTCCGCCGCCTTCGAAGCGCTGCGGACGAAAGCTTTCGGAACCGCTGGTGATGTGGCCTTCGCTGCCGCGCAGCGCCCAGCCGGTGGTAGTGCCCAGATCGAGGGCGAGGATGGTCGTGGTCATGGTTTCAGTCCTTTTCTCTCTGGCCTGACGGATCGGACGGGTCTTATCGAAACATCCCATGAGGCGCGCACGCACGCGCACGTGTAGGAGTTACGACGTAGTCCGTCCGATCCGTCAGACGCGGTTGTTTCAGTCATCGGCGTAAGGGGTGTAGGACGGTGCGGGCGGGTACTTGAGGCCCACGCCCTGAAACCCGCGCAGTCCCATACCGTTGCGCCATTTGTCTATGCCACGGGTGAGCAGCAGATCGGCAAAGCGCTTTTGGGAGCCCGTGAATTCCCCGGCAGCCTCAGCCCACAGCTTCCAGTCGTTGAACAGCTCGGCGGTCAATGACTTGGCGTTGGGCTCGCGCACGCAGCGCTCATCGAGCCAGCGGCCCAGGGCGTCCTCGGCTTCGAAATACTCCTCGGTGGCGTCCACCACGCGTTGTGGCGGGCTGAGTCGTCCGTGGCGCTGCCAGTCGAGACAGCCCTGCACGGCCCACGCGAGGATGCCGTCACGTTCGGCCAGGAGCTTCTGTTGCAGGATCTTGTCGCGGCGCTCGGGCGGCACGGTGATCGTGAAAGGGATCAGGTGTAGCCTGCGTTTCATCGCCTCGTCGATGTTGCGAATGGCGGGCTTGTGGTTGCCCGCCACGAACAACTTGAACTGTGGGAAGAACTCGAAGAAGTCCTGGCGCATGAAGCGCGCCGAGATCTTGTCGCCACCGGTGAGGTTCTTGAGCTTGGACTCAGCCCAACGTTTGCCCTGTTCAGTTTCGATGGCCGCCACGAAACGCGCGCCGCGCAGTCCCGCCATATCGGTCGGGTGCCGGTCGGTGCGCGTTTCCATGAAGGTGTCCATCGGCGCGTTGGTCGCGTAATCACCCAGGATGGTGGCCAGCGTGTTGACGAACACCGACTTGCCGTTCGCGCCTGTGCCGTACAGGAAAAACAGCGCGTGCTCTTGCGTCGACCCGGTCAGCGCGTAACCGACCATCCGTTGCAGGTAGGACTGAAGTTCCTGGTCGCCACCCGTGACCTCGTCGATGAACTGCCTCCAGGTCGGGCAGTCGCCACTGGGCGTGGCTGTGGTGATCTTGGTCATCCGGTCGGCGCGCTCGTGCGTGCGCATCCGGCCTGTCTTGAGATCGACCACACCGCCCGGCGTGTTGAGCAACCACGGATCTGCATCCCATTCGTCGGTGGTGGCCGCGTGCCTGCGATCAGCACGCGCTAGGCGCTCCACACCGCCGACCGTTCCTGCGCTGGCCAATTTGGCGGCGACCTTGGGGTTGTCGGCGCGCACAGCCGTCTGGCGGCAGACGCTGCGGATCAAGTCCGTGGCCGCCAGCGTGTCCTCGGTGCGCCAGCGTTGCCCGTCCCAGACCAGCCACTTGCCCCAGCCAGCCACGTAGCGCCAGTCGCGGTGGTAGCGGCGCGTGAAGGACAGCGCCAGCGCGTCCTCCGTACCCCAGACAGATTCGTCGCTGCTGACGACTGGATCAACATCATCGGCCACGTCGTGCATCTGAAGGCGCGGCCCGTGGGTGAGGAAGGTGGCGACATCAAAGCCCTCGGCGATGG